TTGTAAGTGTTGATTTTTTCAGGTCACTGTACAAAAAATATCGTAAAATATAACTGGACCAGAGGGCTGTTACCAGTGCAGCTCTTACTTAAGTTTTTCGTGACACGGAGCGCCAAATATGTCATATCCCAATGATGTCAGTGTTAGAACGGTCTTTGGGCAATACCTAAAAAGCACAGGGTTAGCCGCATCTGGAACAGTAACTTTTACCCCCTCTCACCGCATTGAAGATGCCAATGACGCAACAATTTTATCTACCCCAATTACAGTCACTTTAGATGCTGCTGGCGAATTCACAATCGATCTTCCATGTACAGACGATTTAGATTTAAGTCCTAGAGGTTGGTATTACACAGCAACAATTCGCATTAAGGGTGCTCGTCCATATAGTTTTAGATTTTATCTCCCAACAGGAGATGCAACAGATGTAGATATCACAAAGCTAGACACAGTTGAGCCAGTAACAACATCCCCTCTTGGAACAGATATCCCTCGTGGTTTAGCTGGTTCACAAGGTCCTCAAGGCCCAACTGGTCCAGCTGGTCCAGCTGGTGGTCCTACAGGAAGTACAGGACCAACTGGTGCAACTGGTGCAACAGGTGGAGTAGGACCTACAGGTGCTACTGGAGCCACAGGTGCAACGGGAGCTGCAAGTACAGTAACTGGTCCAACTGGTGCAACTGGTCCAACTGGTGCAACGGGTGCACAAGGAGAAGCAAGTAACGTAACTGGCCCAACTGGTGCAACAGGTCCTGCAGGTTCATTTGGTGGAGCAGCATTCGATTACACATTTTCTACTAATAACACTGACTCCGATCCAGGTACTGGAAAACTTAAATTTAATAATGGAGATTTAACTGCTGCTACTTTCATGTTCATCGATGATGAAGCAGATGGAGCAATTGATCTTCAATCATTTTTACGGACAATTGACGACAGTACAAGCACATTAAAGGGACATTTTAAGATTACTCGCAAGAGTGATTCAAATTATTATGCTTTATTTACAATCGCTTCTGTAACAGAAGAAAGCGGTTATTTTAAAGTTAACTGCGCTTATGTTTCTGGTTTAGCTTCTAGTTTTGATCCAAATGATGACATATTAATTACTTTTGCAAGAACAGGTGATGTAGGTGCACAAGGCCCTACTGGCGCAACAGGTCCTACTGGAGCTACTGGTGCTACTGGACCTATTGGAGATGCAAGCACTGTTCCAGGTCCAACTGGTGCACAAGGCCCAACTGGAGCTGTAGGACCTACAGGCGCAACTGGTGCAACTGGTGCACAAGGTGTAGCAGGTCCAACTGGTGCAACTGGTGTTAAAGGTGATGTAGGTGATGTTGGACCTACAGGTGCTACTGGTGCTGGCGCTACTGGTGCTACTGGTGCAACTGGTGCAACAGGTGCAGTCGGTCCACAAGGCGCAACTGGTCCTACGGGAGCAATTGGTCCAACAGGAAATACTGGCGATACTGGCCCACTCGGACCAACTGGTGCAACTGGTGCTACAGGTGCAACTGGTGCTGGCGCTACTGGTGCAACTGGTCCTACAGGTGCTACAGGACCGACTGGTGTTAAGGGAGATATTGGTGATACAGGACCTGCTGGTCCTACTGGTGCAGCGTCAAACGTTGCAGGTCCAACTGGTCCTGCAGGTGTAGCTGGTCCTACTGGAGCGACAGGAGCCACAGGTCCTGCAGGTAATTTTGGTGGGGCAACTTTTGATTACACATTTAGTGCAACAACTATTGAATCCGATCCAGGTACTGGAAAACTAAGATTTAATCAAGCAGATATTCAAACTGCAACCTTTATGTTTATAGACGATGAAGTCGATGGAGCAATTGATATTCAACCGTTCCTTAGAACAATCGATGACTCTACAAACCCAATAAAGGGTCATATGAGAATCAGCAATAAGCTTGATTCATCTGATTTTGCAATTTTCACAATTACTGGATCTATTACTGAACAGTCTGGATATTTCAGAGTTCCAGTTTCTTATGTAAGCGGTCTTGCAACAAGTTTTTCAAACGATGAAGATATTATTGTTACTTTTGCAAGAACAGGTGATGTCGGTCCTCAAGGTATTGCTGGTGATACTGGCCCTACTGGTCCAGTCGGACCAACTGGTGCTACAGGACCTACTGGCGCTGATTCAAATGTAACTGGTCCTACAGGTGCAACGGGTGCAACTGGTGCAACAGGTGCAACAGGTCCCGCAGGTCTTGATTCAACAGCTGTTGGTTCAACTGGTCCAACTGGTGCAACGGGTGCAACAGGTGCGACTGGTGCACAAGGTATTCAAGGACCTACTGGCGCAACAGGTGCTACTGGTGAAGTAGGAGCTACAGGCGCGACTGGTGCACAAGGTATTCAAGGACCTACTGGCGCAACAGGTGCTACTGGTGCTGATAGCACAGTTACTGGTCCAACTGGTGCAACGGGTGCAACTGGTGAAGTAGGAGCTACAGGACCTACAGGCCCAACTGGTGCAACGGGTGCAGCAGCTATTGATGCTTTTGAGTGGGACCCAACTCGTGTAGATCCAAACGGATATCAAGTTGGGGAAATTGTTTTTTATTCTGGAAACTACTACATATGTATTGCTACAAATGATGCAATTGTTCCAACAGCGCCAGGCGCAATCGGAGTTTATTGGAATCCGTATTCATTTGTTGGTGCAACTGGTGAGACTGGCGCAACGGGTGCAACTGGTGAAGTAGGAGCTACAGGACCTACAGGCCCAACTGGTGCAACGGGTGCAACAGGTGATCAAGGTATACAAGGTATAACTGGTCCTACAGGTTCACAAGGTATTCAAGGACCTACAGGTCCAACTGGTGCAACAGGTGCGACTGGTGCAACTGGTGCGACTGGTGCAACTGGTGCTACAGGAACCCCAGGAACTGGTGTAACTATTCTGGGTTCATATCCAGATGAAGCATCTCTTATTGCTGCACACCCAACTGGAAATCCAGGAGACGGATATTTAGTTCAAGGAAATCTTTATGTTTGGGATCCAATTGGTTTAGAGTGGGACAACGTTGGAAACATTCAAGGTCCAACAGGTTCAGTTGGCGCAACTGGTTCAACTGGCGCAACTGGCCCAACTGGTGCAACGGGTGCAACTGGTGAATTAGGTAATTTTGCAATTTCTGATTCAACTCCACCTCTCTCCCCTGACAATGGCGATGCTTGGTTTAACAGCAACAACGGAAAAACTTATGTTTATTACGATGGTTATTGGATTGAAACTGGCGCTGCTCCTGTAGGTCCAACAGGTCCACAAGGTATTCAAGGTGTAACTGGCCCTACTGGAAGCACTGGCCCTACTGGAGTTACTGGCCCAACAGGTTATCGAGGAATAACTGGTCCAACTGGTCCTACTGGAGCGACAGGAGCCACAGGAGCACAAGGTATTCAAGGTATAACTGGTCCAACTGGAAGCACAGGACCTACTGGCCCTACAGGTGCGGATAGCACTGTAACAGGACCTACAGGTAGCACAGGACCTACTGGCCCAGAAGTAACTGGTCCAACTGGTGCTACAGGACCTACTGGCCCTACTGGTGCAGACGGAGAATTTGTACCAGCATTTGCAACTGGTCCAACTGGTGCACAACTTGGAGATGTATGGTTTGAAACAGAGACTGGCGCTGTATATGTTTATTACGATAATTTCTGGGTTGAAGTAGGTACTTCAGAGTTTGGTGGAGCAACTGGCCCTACAGGCCCAACAGGTGTTGTTGGACCTACAGGTCCAGCAGTTACAGGTCCTCAAGGACCTACAGGCCCAACTGGTGCAACGGGTGCAACTGGACCTATAGTTACGGGCCCTACTGGTCCTCAAGGACTTGGATCTCAAGCTAAAGGTTTCTATAACAACTTTGCTGACTTCCAAGCTGGAGCAGGTGGAGCTCCAGGAACTGTTGGCGACTTCTGGGTAATTTATGAAGAAAACACTATTTACATTTATACAGATGAAGATGGTTGGATTGAGGCTGGTGCTTTAATCGGTCCTACAGGACCAACAGGTGCTCCTTCCACAGTAACTGGCCCTACTGGAGCCACAGGTCCTTCCGTTACAGGTCCAACAGGAGCAACAGGTGCTGCAGGTACTTCTATCGACTTTAAGGGAAGCGTTGGAACTATTGGACTTCTTCCAACAGGATCTAATGAAGTAAATGATGCATATATTGTCGATGCTGATGGTGATTTATATGTTTGGAATGGCACTGATTGGTATTCAGTTGGTCAAATAGTTGGTCCTACAGGTCCAACTGGTGCGACTGGTTTGACAGGTGCTACAGGTGCTACTGGTGCTACTGGTGCTCCTTCCACAGTAACTGGCCCTACTGGAGCTCAAGGACCTACTGGACCTAAAGGTGGAGTTACATATGCTATCTCTTCTTCTGGAGAAAATGGATCTTTCACAGTAGCAGGTTTAGTTGGAGATAACCCTACTCTTATCGCTGTACGCGGCGAGAAGATGTATTTTGATGTTAGTGGAGTTCAAGTAACCAACTCTCTAGCTTTAAGACTTACATCTGGATCTACTACAGCAGTTCCAGGTACGACAAACAACTCAACAACTTTAGGTAGAAACCTTGCAAGTCCCGATACAGTCATCATATATGACGTTCCTCTAAATGCTCCAAGTCAAATTATCTATCAAGACGTAACAGATTTGAGTATTGGCGGAGTAATTGACGTTGTAGATAAAATTGGACCGACTGGTCCTCAAGGTATTCAAGGACCTGCTGGAGTTCCTGCAGTAACTAATTACACTCCAGTTTGGGGTGGAACAGGTTTGACTTATGTTGGAACACCTGCTGGAGGTACATATGTTAAATATGGTCAAGAAGTTGTTGTTAATATAAATGTTAATATGAATAACGTAACTGGTTTTGGCTCTGGTCAGTACACAGTTAGCCTTCCAGTAGTTCCTCAAGATGGTCGTGAAGTTATTATTCCAGGAACAGTTACTGTTGGAGCATCTTCTTATCATATTGTAGGAGTTGCCCCAGCTGGTTCAGCTATTATGAGCCTATGGTTTATGGGGACCAACGGTTTAAGAACTGCTATGACTGGATCTGCGCCGATATCACTAACAACTAGCGGAGTCATGTATTTTAATGGCTCATTTATTTCGGCGAGCTAAGGAGGTAGACAAATATGCCAGCAATTGATTTTCCAAATAATCCAACTCCAAATGAAGAATACACAAACGGTATTCAAACATATCGCTGGAACGGTACTGCTTGGCGTTTAGTTCGCACTAGTGCTGTTGGACCTACTGGACCTACTGGTCCTGCTGGACAAGATTCAACAGCTATTGGAGCAACTGGACCAACAGGTGCATTAGGTCCTATTGGACCTACAGGACCAGAAGGAGCTCCTTCACTTATTCCTGGCCCTACGGGAGCAACTGGTCCTACTGGATCTTTTGGAATAACTCCTTGGACAACTTATACACCAGTATTGTATGGAAGCACAACTAATCCAAACATAGGAAATGGAAGCATTACTGGAAGATATGTAAGTATTGGCGCAACAATAATTGGTGAAATTAGAATAGCTGCTGGAACTGTCGGGTTTAGCAGAGGACTAGGAACATATTCTGTAAGTTTACCTACAGCTGCTATATATGAAAACTACCAACCAGTAGGTCAAGTTGTTATGAGAGACGAGGGTCCAGGTATTACTTACTTTGGAACAGCTATTTTTAATAACAATAACCCAAATAGAGTAGAGCTTTTTATACAGTCTCAGGTTGCAAGTTTTGATGAAGGTTTTGCTGTAACTGAAAGTAGCCCTTTCTTATTCAGCGCAAATGACAAAATTTTAATTCAAATAACCTACGAATCAGCTTTGAGTTAGGAGTGAATAAAAAATGTCAGCTATAGATTTTCCTAACTCACCTACACCAAATGAAATTTTTTCCGCCAACGGTCAAACTTGGATATGGAGCGGAGTTTCTTGGGATCTTGTAATCTCTCAAGTTGTTGGCCCTACAGGACCAACTGGAGCAACAGGAGCTGCATCAAACGTAACAGGACCAACTGGTGCTACTGGTGCCTTTTCAATTGCAAATGTATCTCCTCCACTATCAGGAGACGAAGGCGATGCTTGGTTTAACTCTGAAACTGGTCAAATTTATATTTACTATGATGGTTATTGGGTTGAGTCAGCTTCTTCAAATATAGGCCCAGCTGGTCCTACTGGCGCTACGGGTCCTACTGGTCCTGAAGGTGCTGCATCTACTATTACTGGTCCAACTGGTCCTACTGGAGCGACAGGTCCTCAAGGAAATACAGGACCTACAGGCTCTCAGGGTTTAGCTATAACTGGTCCTACAGGCCCTCAAGGTCCTACAGGTGTACAAGGTGCAACTGGAGCAGAGGGTGAAAGAGGTCCTATAGGACAGCAAGGACCTATAGGTTTTACAGGTCCTGCAGGTGATACAGGACCAACTGGAGCGACAGGTCCAATCGGTACGATTGGTGCAACAGGACCTACTGGTCCTAGAGGTTTCGTAGGACCCACAGGTCCTGCTGGTGCAACTGGACCATCTGTAACAGGTGCAACAGGAGCTACAGGTATTACTGGCCCAACTGGTCCTGCTGGTGGACCAACAGGTCCTACAGGAAGCACGGGACCAACGGGAGCAACTGGTGCACAAGGTGAAGTAGGTCTTCGTGGAGCTACGGGCGCAACTGGTGCAACTGGATCTGCTTCAACTATTCCAGGACCAACAGGACCTACTGGTGCAACAGGAGCGACAGGAGCTGCTTCTAACGTTGTTGGCCCAACTGGTCCTACAGGACCAACGGGAGCTACTGGACCTACAGGTTCTACAGGTGCTGAAGGCCCTAGCTATAGAGGAGTAACTTCTACTAGCAATTTAACTATTGACAATGGAGTAACAAAAAACTTTGTTGTAAATAAAGTAGATGCCTTTACTGTTGGAACTAGAGCAAGATTGGCTAGCACAGCTGTTCCTTCTAATTTTATGGAAGGACTTTTAACAGTTATTGTTGGAACTTCCATAACTATGCTTGTAGATAAAGTTGGAGGATCTGGAAACACATATGCTAGTTGGAATTTAGTTCTTGGATCTGGAGAAGTTGGCCCCCAAGGCCCAACTGGTCCGCAAGGAATTTCTATTAAGTTTAAAGGAAGTGTAAATACATTTGGAAATCTTCCAAGCTCTGGAAACCAAATCAATGATGCTTGGACAGTTTTATCAGATGGAAATTTATATGTTTGGAATGGAACTTCTTGGACTAGCGCTGGTCCTATTCAAGGACCAACTGGTGCGACAGGTGCGACAGGAGCACAAGGTATTCAAGGACCTACAGGTGCGGATAGCACTGTAACAGGACCTACAGGAGCAACTGGTTCGCAAGGAGCGCTAGGGCCAACAGGTGCAACAGGACCCACTGGTCCTACAGGACCTGCTAATTTTGAAGTAGTTGGAGCTAACAGACTCGCATCTCACGTTTTAGTTGCCGCAGATGTTGCAACTATAGTAAAAATGAACAGCTCTTCAGCTATGACCTTAGATATCCCAGAAGATGGAACAAATGGATATACATTCCCTACAGGAACTCAAATTTTGTTTACACAGCTTGGAGTCGGTCAAGTAACTGTAAGAGCGTTAGGTTCAGTTGCTCTTAGAAGTGAAGGATCTAGAGTTACTACTAAATCTAGATATGCTGTAGGTTCTTTGATAAAACTATCAGCTAACGAATGGCTTCTAAGCGGAAATCTGACGGTGTAAAGTGCTCAGAGCATCCCATGCTTTTCATGCAACTTTAGTTTTCCCCTTTACTCCCGTGTCATGGCAGTTAGTGGAAAATTCTGGTTTTAATTTATCTAACATAAATGCAATTAATTATGAACCTGATAGTGGTTTATATACAACTGTTGGAAACAATGGGAAAATTTTTACATCTACAGATACTCAAAATTGGACATCAAGAGATTCAAACATAGGAGAATACAATCTTTACTGTATATCTTATGGAAACAATCTTTATGTTGCAGGAGGAAGCTCTGGAAGATTATCTACTTCTTTAGACGGAATTACTTGGACTGCTAGATCTTCTAGTTTTGGAGCTAGTCCAATTCTTGGAGTTTATTATTTTGCAGCTGCTTCTCTTTGGATTGCTGTTGGAGGATCTGGAAAACTTGCTACATCAGTTGACGGCATTGAATGGGTTTTAAGAACTTCAAGTTTTGGAACTACTTATATTAATGGAGTTTGGGCAAATAATTCTGTTGTTGTAGCAGTTGGTTATGATGGAAAACTAGCTACTTCAACAAACGGAACAACATGGACACAAAGATCTTCAAGTTTTGGTACTAGCAGCATATTTGCTATAACAGCCACTAATGGAGGAAGATTCTATGCCTGTGGTGATTCAGGTAAATTTGCTAGCTCTACAAATGGAACATCTTGGACTCAAACTTTTCCAGTAAGTTCTTTTGGTGCATCTTCTGTAAGAGCTATTGCTGTATCAGATGACGGTACTTTTATTGCAGGAGGAGCTACAGGTAAACTGGCAACTTCTTTTGATGGAAATACATGGGCTCAGAGAGTTTCAGCTTTTGGAACTTCTACTATAAATGGAGTTTTTATAGGAGAAAATAATGCTTTGGCTGTTGGAGCCTCTGGAAAGCTCTCTTACTCGGTATAGGATGGAATGATATGTTTTCATATTTGATAATAGAAGAAGGACCCCGTGTTCAGATTCTTTATGGAACAAATATTATCGATGAAAGTGGTCCTTGGGAGTCACTTACTGCAGCTATTAACTGGGCAGAAGCCTACGTTGGATTAAAAAATTCAGGTATTGAAGAACCTGTTCCAGAGTAAAATAAAGACATACGGAGAGGACAAACTTAAGTGGCAGCCATAGATTTCCCATCACCAACGGTTGTTGGCGAAGAATTTACAGTCAATGGTCAAACCTGGGTTTGGACAGGTCTCGCATGGGAAGCTTTAAGAGTAACTCCTACAGGTCCTACAGGACCTCAAGGTATTCAGGGTCCAACTGGTGCAACGGGTGCTGTTGGTGCAACAGGACCTCAAGGTATTCAGGGTCCAACTGGCCCAGTATCTGATGTAGCTGGACCACAAGGACCTCAAGGACCAACAGGACCTCAAGGACCTACTGGTCCGCAAGGTCTTCAAGGTCTTCAAGGTCTTAGAGGTTTTACAGGACCAACAGGAGCTGATTCATATGTAACAGGACCTCAAGGCCCAACTGGACCTCGTGGACAAACTGGACCTACAGGTCCAACTGGTGCTCAGTCTGAAATTCCAGGACCTACAGGCCCAACTGGTCCAGTGGGTAAATTTACTGCAAGCCCAACTCAGCCTGATATAGAAGATGCAGTTAATGGCGACGCTTGGTTTGATACAAACACGGCTTTAACTTATGTTTTTTATAATGGAGTTTTTGTTCAAGCAGCAGGTGGAACAACTGGAGCCACGGGTCCAACAGGATCTTCTGGACTTTTCGCTGTTTCTACATCATGGTGGTTAGGTGTGTAATGAAAAAAATAAAATCGTTATTTAGATTTAATGGTATTCTACTATTTAATCTCTCTAGCTTCGAAAGAGGTAATAAATAATGCCTGGTTTTCTTGGAGGCGGTTCTAGCTCGTCTGGTACAGGCGGAGAGATTTCTTTTCCAAAAGAGTTTATCGATCCAGTCACGAAACTCCGTGTATCGCAGCCTCAGAACCTGATCGATACAGACTTTGAATACGGTCTACAGCCAACCAAGTGGGAAACAGTTGAGCTGATTAACAACACCCCATCGTTCTTCTCGAAGAGCGGTGATACAACTATTCCTAACATTATTGCAATTACAACTAATGCTGGAACTAGAGAAATTACTGTAAAAACAGGCTTAGATCATGGTTTAGCTGTAGGTATTCCTATTAACGTTTCTGGAACTAAGTCAATTACCGCTGACGGTTCTTACATTATTAACTCTATTCCTAACTCTACTACATTTACTTATCTATGTAGAGATAATCAAAACACCACAGCTTCTATTGAAGATCTTTATTCTTCTATTATCACTGGAGAGTTTTTTCAAGGGTCTCAGCTTAGACTCGCTGATTCTGAAGGTATTATTACAGATGGACTTCCATTATCTACTTTGACAGTTAAAACAGGAAGTACTCACGGTTTTGGTGTCGATACTCCTTTTTATTTTTTGAATCTTAACTCTACAATCTCTCAAGAGTTTCAAGCAGCTAACACTGAAGCAAAATCTTTTGACTCATCCAACTCCGCTACAGCGCAGACTTTTGATGGATCTAACACCCTATCTTCAATAAACATCGACTGGTCTAACTCTGGTGTTGTAGCAGGTATCACCAGCAATATTAGCTCTGTAAATACTACAAATGACACTATAACTGTAGCTCATGGAACAGAGAATTTTAATGCAAGACCTATAGGAACTCCTCTTTATTATGATGTAACTACATCTTCAGGGTTTTTTAACGAGAACCCTAGAGGCGTTGTTTACCTAAAAACAACTAATCAATTAGGCACATCAACTTCTACATTCCAAGTCAGTGAACTTCCAGACGGAGATCCAATAGATATTGTTACAACAATAACTGGAACTTTTCAAATAGCAAATCAGGCTCGTATTTTTGCTGGTAACAACGTAAACCTTTCAACAGAACAAATTATCACTGTTGTAAAAGACCCAGAACAAGTTTTTGATGCGGGAAATAATCTTGGAACAACTGGCACTGTAACTAGTTACAGCGGTTCAAACGTTACTGTAAACAGTGCTGAAGTTTTAGATTGGTATTTTGGTACCATGGTGTTTTATAACACTACTGGGTCTGCAGCTACTGGGCTTACAAATAACACTACTTATTTTATTGATAGCTTTTTCCGTCAAGGAACATCTAATAACTACTCTTTTACTTTAAAGCCACTGCCTACAGGATCTGTTATTACTTCAATTTCTGGTGGAACAGGTACACAAACATTTAAACAAATCGGTGTTTCTATTGATAAAGATATTTTCCATGTAAAAGATAATGGTTTTGTTGTTAACGACATGATTGAATACAATTATCCTGTAGGATCAAGATTTGGTGTAGCTGCTGTAGATCAAGAAAAGAATTATTACTTTATCACTGTTCGTTATGATGCACATAATTTTACTTTAAATGAAACCACTGGCGATATTATCCCTAGAAACGTAACAATAAATGTCAATCGTGGTACCGCAATTACCCCTACAACTGTCACTACAGTAGGATTAGTTGCACCGATATCTTATGCTGTAACTACTGGCGTTCTTCCAAACGGTCTTTCTATAAATACAAGCTCTGGTGTTGTTTCAGGTACTCCAGTAGAAGTTGTAACTAACCGTCAAGTTATTATTACTGGAACAGACTCTAGAGGTCTTCAAGCTATTCAAATTCTTGACATTACTGTTAATCCAACAGTAGGAAGTATTACACCAGACACAATTTCTAGAACTGGTTTGTTTGTTGGAACCGCTATGACACCAACAACAGCAACCACAACAAACCTTGTTGCTCCAATTACTTGGTCTGTATTTAGCGGAACTCTTCCTGCAGGATTAACCTTAAACACTTCAAATGGTGTTGTTTCAGGTACTCCAAATGAAGTAATTAACGCTCCAGGTAGAACAGTTGTTATCAGAGCTCGTGACGTAGGTAATTTGGATGCATTCCAGACACATACATATCAGATCAACCCTCGTCCAGAACTTTACTCATTTACTAGTGCAACATTTACAAGCGGTGGTCAAACTGGTAGCTCTGGACCAAACATCACTCAAGCTCGTGCTGGTGTAGGAAATCCTTCTTGGGCTCCTACATATCTAAATATGACTCAAAATGGAAAGATGCGTTGGACAGTTCCTGCAACTGGAAACTATCGTATTGACTGTTATGGAGCTAAAGGTGGAGATGCACCAGGTCAAAGAGGTGGATACGGTGCTCGAATTCAAGGTGACTTCAGCTTTACTGAAGGAACAATTCTTCAGATACTTGTAGGTCAACCTGGAGTTAACACAAGCCACAGCCAAGATGGTCAGCCTGTTGCTTCTGGTGGAGGATGGAGCGGTGTAATTAACACTTCAGATTCTCCTTTAATTATTGCTGGTGGCGGTGGCGGTGGAGCTAGAAATAGCTGGACAAACGCTCCAGGCCGCGGAGGTGTTACAGGTCAGAACGGTAGCCGTTGGGATAACAGCATTAACAGCCCAGCTGGTACTGGTGGTAACGGTGCATCTGGAGATACAACTGGTGGTCCAGGTGCTGGATTCTTCTCTAATGCAAGTGCTGGCTGCGGTTCTGGAGATCCTGCAAGAAGATTTACTAGCGGTGAATCTGCTAACGGTGGAGAAAGCGCACGTTGTTGGGGTGGCGGTAACGCTCGTGGTGGCTTCGGCGGCGGTGGCGGTGGCGGAGGTCTAGCTGCTGGTGGCGGTGGAGGTTATTCAGGCGGTGCAGGTGGTCAGTGGTCATCTAACCAGTCTGGTGGCGGTGGAGGATCTATTAACAATGGATCAAACCAGTTGAATTTTGGCGATTCAAACAACGGTAACGGCCAAGTAATCATTACGAGGATCTGAGGAAAACATGCCAGTAAATATAACTTCAGTAGGTGGAGCAGGTACACACACCTTCAGAAAAACAAATGTTAACGTAGACGATAACTTCATCTATTTTAAGAACACTGGACAAGATGTAATTCCTTCTGCCTTTAACAACGCTACTACTTTTATCTACACAGACGGTGTAGGTTCTATATCTGGATACACCAGCGGTGGTCTTTTGTATGTAGCCACAACAGAACCTAAAAAATTAACTTTTAGTAGTACTTCAGGTGGATCTCTTACAAACATAACTGGTTATGCCGCTGGAGCTATTAAATTTAACTCTCCTATTGTTTATGATGGAAGATTAAACATAGACGCTTCTACTTCATCTAACCAAGCTGTTAAATATTACACAACAGGTACTCCTCTAACAGGTCTTACAAGTGGAGATACTTATTTCTTAAAAAACGTATCCATTTCAGATTTCGTAGGTCAACAGTCTTTATATAGTTTCTCAGCACATACTTTTACTAGCTGCGGCGTTACTGGAAGAGTAGGGCCAACTCTAACTCAAATGAGAAATGCTTATGCTGCAACTGGATGGGCTAGTTCTTATTTAAATCTAGGAGCTTTTCAGGGATACCAAGACTGGACAGTTCCAGTTTCTGGTGTATATGAATTTACAGTAAGTGGAGCTTCAGGTTGGAATGGAACTGGTGCTGGGTCTGTAGGTAGAGGAGCAACTGTAAAAGGAAGAGTCTCTCTTACAAAAGGTGAAGTTATCACTATTGCTGTAGGACAAGTAGGTGAAGCCCCAACAGGTGGAACTACTTTATATGGCGGTTCTGGTGGAGGTACTTTCGTAGTACGCAAAACTGGAAACCAGCCTTTGTTTATTGCTGGAGGCGGTACAGGTGAACCTAGTTCTGGAACTGGTAGAGATGGTGTTTTAACGCAGCTCGGAGGTACTTCTACTAACGGAACTTTAGCTGCTGGAACTACTCCAGGTTTTGGTGGTAGAGCTTCTAGCCCTAGCGGTTATTCTGCTGCTGGTGGTGGCTTTAACTCAAGAGGTGAAAACAGCGGTTTACCATTTGTTACGTCACAGAAGCAGAGCGGTGGAGGATCTTTCCTAGACGGTCTAACTATGCCTTTAAATACTAGACGAGGCGGTTACGGTGGTTTTGGTGGTGGAGGACAACCAGATGCAAACGATTTAGGTCAAGCAGCTGGTGCGGGTGGATACTCTGGAGGCGGTGGATCAAGAACTACAACTCTAAACCATGCTGGTGGTGGTGGTGGATCTTTCATAATTAACTCAGCTACAAACGTTGCAACTTCAACTGGTCTTTTTGATGGAGCTGGAACATTTAACGGTTCTGCAATTACAAACTTAAATGCTTACAATACAGGTGATGGAAGCGTAGGAGTATCTCTAGTTTCTTCATTTACTACTGGAAACAGACTATACCCAACTGCTGTCGATGCTAATGCCGATACAAATCGTATTAATATAGCTCCAGCTGGAAATTCATATCACGCTTTAGTCCCAATTAACTTTGATTCTCAAAATGATCTTATTCATAGCGCTGTTCCGCATACTTTATCTAACGGAGAAGCCGTTGTATTTACATTCCAACAAGGAGCACCTTCTGGGGTACAAAATGCAACAGTTTATTATGTAAATAAAGTCAATGACTATACATATAGACTAAGCTCAACTCCTGCACCTACTTTTACAACAATAAATCTTACAATTCCAGCAAGAAGAGATACAATAACTTCTTCTTTCTTGAGTAGAGTTATTGTAAATACTTCAACTGACACTTTAACAATAAACAACCATGGTTTCTTAGTAGATCAGCCTCTTAAGTACGATACTGGTGGAGGATCTCCTATAGTTCCACTTCAAGATCAGGTTACTTATTATGTAGCTGAAGTTGTAGATGCAAATCAGATAAGACTAAAGTCTTCATTGAACTCTCCTACATTTATTAACTTTACTTCTGCTGGAACTGGTACAGCTCACAGCTTTATCTTCTTAACAGTTAATGATATCGAGGACACTCTTTACATACCTAACCACGGTCTTGTTTCAGGTCAGGCAGTTAGATATCAGAATAATGGCGGAACTTCCGTTCCAGGTTTAACTAGTGGAACTCTTTACTACATTATAAAAGTAGATAACAGCATTGTAAAACTTGCTACTACTAAAGCTCTTACTACATCTGCAAACATAACTGGACCAGGTGTAGGAACACATTCTCTAGTTATTACATCTCTAGACTTTGCAAGTGATACATTAACTCTTCCTAATCACGGATTTTTACAAGGAGAGTTGGTTCAGTACGACTCTAGAGGTCAAACTGTAGTAAATGGTCTTACTTCAGGAACTCCTTATTATGTAATTTTCATTGACGGAGATAACATTAAATTAGCAACAACTCCTGAAAATGCTAATGCTGGAACAGCAGTTAATATTTTAGAAAGCCCAGCTGGAGTTGGAAGACATACTCTTCAATCTCTCACAAAAACTCCAGACGGAATTTATGTTGTTGAGTCAGTACCTAGTCCAGATAGTTTTACAGCCGAAGCAGCAGGAAACGTTCCTATTATTACAAAAACGTATAACCCAAGAGCAGCTGTAGATCTAAATCTAAGCACATTTTTAATACCTTCTCACGGTTTCTCTACAGGAACAGCTATTGAGTATCAGCAAGGAGATGCTGCTACAGATATCAGCGGTCTCGTTGATCAAAATACTTATTATGTGGTTGCCATAAACAGAGACTACATAAAATTAGCTACAACTGCAGAAAATGCTGCAGCAGGTATTACTTTGTCTGTAACAGATTATGGAACAGGTGTTGCTCATAAGTTTATTTCAAGTCAGATAAACGGTAACATTACTGGTTCTGGATCTATCAGCATTGCATCTGGATCTGTTCTTGTAAATGGAACAGGTACTGCATTTTCAAAGATTCTTAAGGTAGGAGATAGATTCCGTATTTTCCCACCGAACACTACAAACTCTATAACTTTTGCTTCAGGTGATGTAAATGTTATAACCAATAGAGTAACAAAAGCTCATACATATAGCACTGGGGATTCTGTTAAATTCTCTGCTGGCGGTGGAGTGGCTCCTAGCCCACTTGTAGATGGCTACTACTACTTTGTAAGAGCTGTATCTGGTACAGAAATTACTTTGCACAATTCTGCCGCAGATGCAACAAACAATACTAATGCTGTAGATTTCAGTACTCAAGGAACTGGATCTTTATTTACATTAACAAGAACAGTTCCAGTAGGACCAATTATTCGAAGAATTGCTGCTATCGGTTCTGATACCCAGATTACTGTAGACCGTCCTTATGCTTCTGCATACAACGGTATTTCATATTCATACCCAACATTCGTATATGTACGCCCTCAAGGGTATTCTCTACACCGTCCATTCGACGGTGGTGTAGAAATGTCTGTCGGTGCAAAAACATCGTATGGACAGATTATCCGTCAGACTCGTAAGTACTTCCGTTACCAGTCAGGTAAGGGTCTACAGACTTCTTGCGGTATTAACTTCCAACCATCTATCGATATTGAAAGCTTAACTAAGTTCTCAACTACAACTATAGAAGCTAAGACACGCAGACCTCATGGTTTGGTGTCAGGTCTGTTTGTGAGAATTGCTCAGGCTTTAGATTCATTTGGAAACGTAAGCACAGTCTATAATGGAGATTTCCAAGTAACAGTAGTAGATTTAACAACCTTTAGATTCCCAGCTGGGCAACCTATTCCAGAAACTAGAGCATTTGGATTCCCTCAATTCTATGTTCGTGAATGGACTAACGGAGCTGTACGTTCTGGTATGTTCGATTTCCAGAACGGTATGTTCTTCGAGTTTGATGGAACAGATATCTACTGTGTTCGTCGTTCTTCAACTCAGCAGATTGCTGGAACCGTAGCTGCTCTTCAGGGTAGCGAACTTATATTTGGAACAAATACTAGCTTCCAAGCTCAGCTAGATGTAGGTGATTTTGTAGTTATGAGAGGTCAAAGCTATAGAATTACTGAAATTGAATCTGACACAAGAATGTCTGTTAGACCAGAGTATAAAGGAGCTTCTGGAACAGAAAAAGAGTTTAATCCTCAAGCTGTAGTAAATACTACAACAAACGTATTTGCAATCATTGGACACGGATTTAGTAACCTACTTCCAGTTGTATATAACTCTATTGATGGTGAAGTTATCGGTGGTCTTATCAATGGTCGTACATACTATGTAGATCTTATAGATAACAACTCCTTTAAACTAAAAGCATCTCCAGACTCTGTTAGCGTCGTTGATTTATCTACGACAGGAACTACTACTATCCACTCGTTTACTCCTGCTAAGTCAGGTATTATCGTAACTAAGACAGTTGATACAAAAATTCCTCAATCCAGCTGGTCTCTAGATGTCTGCGATGGTTCTGGACCTACAGGATATAACCTTGACCTTAGCCGTATCCAGATGAGCTACATAGACTACTCATGGTACGGAGCTGGAAAGATCCGCTTTGGATTTAAGACGGTAGAAGGTCAAGTTCAATATGTTCACGAATTTGTCCACAACAATAATTTATTCGAGTCATATTTCCGTTCTGGTAACTTGCCAGCTAGATATGAAGTTGTCACTAATCTAAACCCTACATACATTCCATACCTCTTCCACTGGGGTACTTCGGTTATGATGGATGGTCGTTTTGATGACGATAATGCTTACCTCTTTACTGCAGGTAGCCAGACTCTCGGTGTTCCTGGAACAACAGCAAAGTCATTCGCATCTGGCGGTATCAATTTATCAACAGATTTGTTTACGGTTCAGAGTCACGGTTTTGCAACTGGAGACATACTACAGTTTACTTCTGTAGCAACAAACGGTCTTCCAGGAGTAAATACTTTAAATCCAGCAACTCAAGTTATTGGATCTAACTCTTTTGCAAACTTAACAAATAATGTTAAGTATAGAGCTTTTGTTAACTCTGCAAACCTAATACATTTAACTCCTCTCACTGCAACTATTAGCTTGGGAGCCACTCAAGCCATCACTGTTGCTAGATCTGGCAGCACAGTTACTGTAACTACTACAAATAACCACAACATACCTAACACTGGAAATAATAACGTCGGTGTTTATGCATCTGGTGTAGCCAATATTCCAGATTATGTTGGTCCAGTGTCTGTAACAAGCCCAACTAGTTTTACATTTAACGTTAGTGGAACTCAAACAGTTACTGCAATTGCTTCTACAACTATTGCTATAGCTGAAGTTCTAAACTTTACAACCCAAGGAAACGTTCAGTATACATACTTCTTATATCCAGATGGATCATTAAATAATACTTCTGGACCTAACTACCAACCTCTTCTCTCACTACGTCTATCTCCTTCAGTATCTGAAGGTTTGACTGGAAAGCTAGGAGATAGAGACGTTATTAACCGAATGCAACTTAGATTGCAAGAAGTTTCTGTTTCTACTAATCAGTTGGTAGATGTCAAGATTCTTTTGAATCCACGTCTAAACAACTTAAACTTTGCCCCAGTAGATTCTCCATCACTTACCCAAGTAGTTGAGCACACAGCTCAAGATACTGTTTCTGGTGGAGTTCAGGTTTACAACTTTAGAGCGTCTGGTGGATCTGGTGGTACAGAATCTACAACTACAGTTCCTCTTAGCACATTGTTTGAGTTGTCTAACTCTATTCTTGGTGGAGACTCTATCTTCCCAGATGGACCAGACATTTTAACAATTGCAGTGTCTAGGTTAACTGGATCTAATACATTAACAGCTGCAAAGATGTCATGGGCTGAAGCTCAGGCATAGGAGATTACAATGGCGATACAACGACTTGCAATCTCTAATCCTGCGGCTAACACCGACACTAGTTTAACGACCTTTAACTCTGCACATTTAGTGTCAGTAGTTGCCGCAAATAGAGCTGTAACTGCAAATCCAATAACTAGAGTAAGTATTTGGATTGTCCCATCTAATGCTGTACTAACTACCCAGTACGGTTATATTGCTTTTAATCTAGTTCTTCCAATAGGTTCTTCTTTTGAGACATTTAGATTTGCTGTTAGTGATGGAGATTCTTTATATGTAAGATCTAATACAAATACAGTTTCTTTCACATTAAACGGTATGGTCCAAGAAGAACTAGGTTTAATTGAAAACATAGTTCAAACTTTTACTAATAAAGAAATTAGAGGATTAAACAATACTCTTTATTTAGATAAAGGAACTACTGCAGAGCGTCGAGGATCTGCAGAGGTAGGTTATGTAAGATTTAATACAGAAATAAATGATGGTTTTGGCGCACTTGAAGTAAAAACAGAAAATGGCTGGGAAACTGTTGGAACTGGAGCTACTCCAACTACAGGATCTACAGGACCAACAGGCCCGCAAGGTGTTACAGGTCCAACTGGACCTTCTGGAGGTCCTACTGGACCAACTGGTGCAACAGGACCTACGGGAGCAACTGGTCCTGCTGGAATTGGTGGAGTTGAAGGACCTACAGGTCCTACTGGACCTGGCGGTGGTCCTGGCCCAGTTGGAGCAACTGGTCCACAAGGAACAACTCTTCAAGTTCAAGGAAGTGTTGCAACTATAGGACTACTACCAACTGGTGCAACTGTAGGTCACGCTTATTTTGTTACTGGAGAAAGTAATAAAGTTTATGTCTGGGACGGAACTTCTTGGAATGATGTAGGAAATATTGCTGGTCCTACAGGTCCAACAGGATCTACAGGTGCTCCTTCTACTATTCCTGGCCCTACAGGACCAACGGGAGCTACTGGCGCAACAGGAGATACTGGACCTACAGGTGCAACTGGTGCAGCTAGTACTGTAACAGGACCTACTGGACCTGAAGGACCTACTGGACCTACTGGACCACAATCTAGTACTCAATTTAACGATTTAACCGACGCTGTAAGCGCTGGAGTTACTGTAGATGTAGTTAAACCAGCTATTGCACAACTTCAAGTAACTAATAATGGAGCTAGTGCTTATTTAGTAAGCAGTCATTATTCTGGTGATAACCCTTCAGTTTATGTTTTAGGTGGAACCACTATTGCTTTTAAACTACAAGGCTTGTTAGCTCATCCATTTCTTATTCAAGAAGACACAGGGTCTGGTTTTGTTAATATAGAAACAGGAATAACCCATATAAGTGTAAGTGGAGAAGTAAGTGTTGGTGCACAGGCTCAAGCTAAAGGATCTGGAACAATTTACTGGAATGTCCCTATGACACCTGCTTCTGGCGGTTACAGATACATTTGTCAGATACATGCAGTTATGACAGGGTCTATAATTCATAAGGCGCTAAGCGCAATCTAGGGACGAAAGGAAAACCATGCCAGTAAAACGTTTAGGTAGTTTTAGTCCTACTCTTAATTCAGATACTCTACTTTGCACCGCTGATGTCGTTTGTGTTGCATCAGTCATCGTAGCAAATAAAGGAAATACAGATGCAATTGTAACTGTATATATAGAGCCAGCAAATGAGATAGGTGTGGCAGGTTCTAGAGGATATATTGTAGATAATTTAAATATATCTATAGGACAATCTTTTGAAACATTTAGATTTGCCTTAGAAACTGGAGACAGAGTTAGAGTTCTTGCTAGTACATCAAGCGTTTCATTTTTGTGTACTGCAGCTTATGAGCAAGCTGGAAGAGCTACTATAAAATATCAATCTACTCAACCTGGTTTTGCCCAAGTGGGAGATATTTGGGTAGATAGTACAGACGAGTCTTTGTATTTTTACAATGGTAGCGCTTGGAATGAAATAGCAACTACAGCCCCCGTAGGACCTACAGGACCTATTGGTGTCACTGGTCCTTCAGGTCCTCAAGGCCCAACTGGCCCAGATGGTTCTGGAGTAAGAGTTTTAGGTTCTTATGGAACTTTACAGCTACTTATTAGCGATAATCCAGTAGGAAATATAGGAGATGCTTATCTAATTGGTTCAGATTTATATGTTTGGTCTGATTTAAATCAAGAGTGGTTTAACGCTGGAACATTTATTGGAGATACTGGTCCTACTGGCGCTACGGGTCCTACAGGTTTTGGAGTAAGAATTCTTGGTTCCTATGCTTCATTCGAACTTCTTCAATCAGAAGAACCATTAGGGTTAATTGGAGATGGTTGGCTTGTTGGAGATAATTTATATGTATGGGATAACGTAAATGTTAATTGGCTGAATGTTGGCCCTGTTAGAGGACCAACTGGTCCTACTGGTCCTTTAGGACCTACAGGTCCATCTGGAGGACCAACAGGACCTACTGGAGCTTCTATCACTGGACCAACAGGTCCTACAGGTGCTACAGGTCCAGCTGGATCAGAAGGACTCCAAGGACCTACAGGTCCATCTGGAGGACCAACAGGACCACAAGGTGCAACAGGGCCTACAGGCGATACTGGACCTACTGGACCTGGTGTAACTGGTCCTACAGGTGCAACAGGAGCTACTGGCGCAACAGGTCCTACTGGTGCAACAGGAGCGACTGGTGCAACAGGAGGCACTGGACCAGCTGGAACTAGTATTACAATTTTAGGTTCTTATCCATCTCTTGTTGATTTACAGACTGCTCATCCAACAGGTAATGCTGGAGATGGATACTTAGTTAACGGTGTTTTATATGTTTGGGACGCAGTTGGTTCTGAGTGGGACAGTGTTGGAACTATTCAAGGACCTACAGGACCAGTAGGAGCTACTGGCCCTTCTGGTGATACAGGCCCTACAGGTGCTACTGGTGCAACTGGATCTGGTGCTACTGGACCAGCTGGCCCTACAGGTGCTACTGGTGCAACTGGACCTGGTGGTGGAAGTATTACTGTTACTAATACAACAGACTCAACTTCCTTTGTTGCTTTGTTTGAAAGTGCTACAGGAGATATTGGCGGAAAAACAAACTCTGGAATAACCTATAACGCTACAACAGAAGTTCTTACTGTAACAGCTATTGAAACAGACTCTATTCAAGCTCCTTCAACACTTACAGGAACTTACACGATTACATCTCCTACAACTATAACTTTAGATCCAGTAGATGAGATTATCAATGACGCTCCAATGAGATTAAAGAGTTATACCGTAACTCAATTAGGATCTCTTGTGGCCAGCGCTGGTTCTATGGCTTACTGCTCTGATGAAACTGGTGGCGCAGTGCCAGTATTCTATGATGGAACTAACTGGCGGAGAGTGACTGACAGAGCGGTAGTATCATAATGAGTGACTTTAAAGAATATATAGTCACGACATCTAGTTTAGAAGACACTGATTCTGTTTGGGATGATTTAGTTTCTGACAATACTTCATCTAACACTGTACCTAATAGATCTGTAGAAGTTTCCGATGAAAGAGCTATTAATCAACTAAACACTAATTATCTACTTACTGAAGAGGAAGCTGAAGCTCTTAAAAATGATCCTAGAGTAGTAGATGTTTTTGATCCATCTTCTGTTCCAGTAACAAAATTTGCATTTCAAGATTCTAATTTTAGTAAAACTACTGGCGCTGAGCTAGGAAAAGGTAACTGGGGTCTTTTACGTCATACAAATACTACTAATGTTTTTGGTACTTCTACAGCAGATCCAGGCGGAACTTACGATTATGTTTTAGATGGAACTGGGGTAGATGTTGTTATCTTAGATAGCGGGATACAAGCAGATCACCCAGAATGGCAAGATGCTCAGGGGAATAGCAGACTTCAACAAATAGATTGGTTCGCTGCCAGTGGTGTTCCAGGTACTATGCCAGCAAATTTTTACACAGATTACGATGGACATGGAACTCACGTTGCTGGAACTGTAGCTGGCAAAACTTTTGGATGGGCAAAAAATGCTCGTATTTATGCTATAAAGTTAAATGATCTAAAAGGAGCTCCAGATCCAGGAAACGGATTATCTATAGCTCAAGCTTTTGATGTTTTACTAGGTTGGCATCAAGCAAAAAATAATACAAGACCTACTGTAATAAATAACAGTTGGGGTTATAGTATTTTTTGGAGAACAAACGATAATGCTTTTTCTTTCTCTTTTAGTGGTGGCACTACTTATGCAGTAAACGGTGGTACATATAGAGGAACACCTTGGACTGGTTCAGTTAGAGATACAGCTAAAGGACATACAGGAGCTTCTTATGGTAATGGGGTTTATGGATTCCCTTATAAAGTGTCTTCAACAGATGCAGACATTGCTCAGCTGATAGCAGCTGGAGTGGTTGTATGTAATGCTGCTGGAAATGACAGTGTAAAAGCCGATATTTTAGGCGGAATAGACTATGATAATAGTATTAATTTAACTGGTTTTGGTACTTTCTATTATCATAGAAAAGGATCTCCAACAGTTGGAACTAGTTTTGGTTTTGATGTTGGTTCTTTAGGTTCTGGAACTTTTGGTGGTTTAGATACTAAGTCTTCTTTTAGCAATTCTGGCCCAGCCATCACACTATATGCAGCTGGATCAAGAATTCTAAGTGCAATGAGTGAAACAAACGATGGTGCGACTAGTTTTCCATATAACGAAAATTCAAATTTTAAACAAGACATTTTAGGAGGAACTTCTATGGCTTCACCGCAAGTTGCTGGACTAGCCGCATTAGTTCTACAAGCTCATCCAGACTGGACCCCATCTCAGGTAGTTAGGTGGATGATTTCTAAGTCTCAGGCACAGCTGAGAGACACTGGTTTAACTAATGACTATGCAGTGTCTACAGCTTTACATGGAGGAAATAACAGAGTTTGTTATATGCCTATGAAAGGTCAAAGACCTTTCACATTCACTGAGGTTTAAAACTTTTAGCTGCTAAACAAGCTTTTAGGTTTTCCTTTAGTCGTTCATCGGTAGGTTCAATTCGATATGCTTCCTGAGCATACAAAATAGATTCATCTACAAGACCTAAATTGAAAGCTGCTATAGCTGCATAGTCCCAAGGAGCATACCCCCAAGCTTCTGCCTCACATAAATACTCTAGAGGTTTTTCTTTTATAGCTATTGCTTCTTTAGCTGCCTCTAAACATTTATCCCATTCTTGGTTTTGATAGTAGAGTTTTGCTAAATCTACAAAAGGCTCTCTTCTTCCAGGAGCTTCATGTACAGCTCTTCTAAACCATTTTTCTGCTTCGTCTGGTAGAGACTTTCCAATAAATCTCATTGATGCAGCTCTTTCTGGTGCCCAGCGGGCTGTAGGAAGATCTAAATGTCTTTGCAGTTCTACGGCTGCTTCACTGTATTTTCCGTAAAAATACAACTCTCTTCCATAGTAAAAAGCATTTCTATCGTTCCACGGATCTTCTTTTACTGACATAGAAAGAAGAGGAAGGTATTGAGATCTGCTTTTGGTTGGATCTGGATGGTGATGAGTTTCTATTTTATCTGTCCATTCTTGGACTTCATCCATCCCATATACATATAAACACTCGTGTACAGGATGTCTCCATCTATAACCTTTTCTAGCATGTATATGATCGTAGCTAAATTCTAATCCAGGCGATCCGTCATCATTCCAAGACCAAATATGCTTATATCTTGGTCTAGTTACTCCACGTTTCCAAAGGTCTTCTAAAGGTTCTCTCCAATTTGGAGCAAGGACTTCGTCCATGTCTAGAGAAACACACATATCGATGTCTTCTGGAAGAAGTGCAAGAGCAGCGTTTCTTGCGTCATCAAATCTCCATGGAGTTACTTTTATACTGTATACAACTATTCCCAGCTCTCTAGCTCGTTCAATAGTTCCATCAGTTGATCCAGTGTCTGCAATCATTAAATAGTCTGCATCTTTTGCAGATTCAAACCATTTCTCAACAAACTGTCTTTCGTTAAGAGCGATTGTGTATACAGCTACTTTCATACTAAGCTACCTTTCTATACCAGCACTGATAATCTCTAAATATAAGTTTAATTTTATCTCTGTATATATCTGAAAAGAAGTCTATAGCCATTTTAGGTTCTTTTAAAGGACCTAATCCAGCAGACCATCTATAGTCGTCAAAAGCTAGAATACCGCCTACATCTAAGTATTCGTAAGAGTTTATTGCATCTTTTATAACACCGTAAGCAGTATGGTCTCCGTCTACATATATAAAATTAAAAGTTTTTTCATTTTCTTTAAAAAATCTGTCACTTGTCCCTTTATATTTTATTATTGATCCGTCAGCTTGCCCCTCCTGAGTAACGAAATCATAAGTCTCTTCTATGGAGCCCCAATTCATATTTTTATGGCTAGGCTCTTCAGAGCCTTCCCAAGTATCGATATCTACTAAAAAGGAATCAGAGTTTTTCTTTAAAATGTTATTGTATAACCAAATACTTGCATCACCTTTATAAGCTCCAATTTGTAAAGATTTTATTGGTTTATCAGAAAACTCTTTTACTAAATGGGTCTCAAAATTTTTTAACCCGTCGCTTGCAAACCAGTTAGGAAGGTTTTCTGTCATGTTGTTTTCCGTTTCGTCTTTTTCTTCTTTTTTGACTTATCTAGTCTATCAAGTTTATAGGACTCGACGGCATTAGCGCTAGTGCGACTTCTCCAAGCAAATCCGCATTCTGTACAAGTCACTACTTTTGCAGTAGTCCATCTACCTCCATCAGGAAGCTGCTCTACCGATGTTTCTAATTTAGAGGGTCTAGCAGTACAAAATGGACAATTAGGATATCTACGTCTTCTAGTTTCTTCACCTTTATAGGACACAGAAAGAGCTCTGCGAATATCTACTTCATCTTTACCGCCCCATATACCCCATATTTGTCTATGCTCTAAAGCCCATTGTAAACATTGAGAGCGTACTGGGCAAGTAAAACACATATTTTTTGCAGCATACTTTTCATTAAAATCTTTAGAGAAAAACCAATTTATAGCATGTCTATTGCTTGGTTTTGCACAAGTTGCGTTTTCTTGCCAGTTTAGATTGTCAGAAGGTTTCCACACATGACTATAGTAGACTATAAACTATTAAAATATACGATTAGACACGATTATGTCACTATATGTAATTATTTAATTATATCTCTATCCAAGTTGTAGGTAGTACCAAATCTATAAGGTCCCCATATTCGGTTTCACCATGCTCGTCGCATACCGAGTACTCGTTATCATCTTCTATGAACCCAGACCAACCATAATAGGGAACACTTTTCTCTATCATAGCAAAGCCATCTCCAAGAGATATAGCAACTCCGTCTCTTTGTAAAGCTGAAGCTAGAGCTCTTCTGACAAGATCATTATCTAAATCTATGTGTTCAAAAGTATAATAAGTCACAGAAGACTCTACTTTGTTTTCATAGCCAAGACCTTGCCACTCTTCCCATAAAGACTCACCTGGTCTTTGGTCTTTCATTAACTATTCCTGATCTTCCTCTGTAGGGTTAATATTTAATTCAAAATCTGGGCTTGGTTTGTTTGTAAAATAAACTTCACTAGTCAACTTTAGTTCATATATACCAGCTATTGTTACTGCGCCACACATAGCGCAAACTTCCACAGTTCCATTATTTATTTTTTGAGGCACTTCTATACCTTTTAGCCTCATTAATATTCTTCCAGTTTTGTCCATACTTTCTGGCTCCCATTTTGCATGAGATTCCATCCAGCAAGATTCACAAACAGGGAACGGACTTATGACAGGTTCTGCAGCCATAAGTCCTACTTTCTAATAAGTTAGGTTACTAGTCTACTCTTCATTTATAACTATGTGTCTTTTTCTTCTTATAAATCTTCTTTCTTGTGGAGTAAGGCCGCCCCAAAGTCCAAATTTTTCTTTATTTATACCCCATTCACTGCATTCAACAAGATGAGTACAGATTTGACATACTTTTTTTGCCATAGTGTAGTCTGCTTGTTTAGCATGTTCTTTAACTTCATCTCTGTCTTCTAAATAAAAGACCTCTGTACCTATTTGAGCACAGAGGGCTTCTTTAAACTCCCAAGGCGGCGTCAATTTTGACACTTTTGCTCCCTAACATTATTTAGATGTTTTCTGAGTCTATTTTTCCTACTTCGTAGCCACATCCAGCATAGCCAGCAATATCTATCCAAGTATCTGGTTGAAACCCAGACCCATGAGCAAAACGAGCCATTTTAAGACCAACCATCATCATAGCTACTTGCTCATTAGAAATATCTTGACCAAGTATCACTGACCAAATTTTAGCTGTTCTAGTAAAGTTTTCTTCAGGTCCACCATAGTTAGCGTTTCTCTCCTGAGTAGTTATTCGAGCAGCTTCACGAAGAGCTTCTACTCTGTAAGGAGTATCTGTGCTTTGCTTTGTGTACTCGTTCTCCACAATTAAAAGTCCTTCTTAACTTGAGCTACGACTTCTGCAGAAAATATAGGTAGAGTGATTCCGTCATCAGCACTTTCCCAGATCATTACATCATAATTTACCTTGTCTTTAAGCTCATCAATAGAAACTTCAAAAAAGTTACAGAGCTTTTTATCTACCTTTTCTAGAAGTTCATCATAAGTAAATCCTGTAACCATGCTTTTTACTTTTACTACTCTCATTAATTTATCCTTTTCTCTAGTTGCTGAGGAGTGTAATGAAATCCGTCTAGCATTGGCTCTTTTCCATCAGTGGTTTTGACAATAATGTCTCCATATCTAATAGAAACAACTTTTCCACGACGTCCATTATGGGTTTTCCCCATATCTCCATCGAATGCATTCCATTTAACTCTGACTTCATCAGATATAACAATCTGACCAGCTTGAGCAGGAACCCAAGTTTCATTCTTATCTTCTTTTACGATAGCATGTCCTAAAGCCAATTTTCCAAATAATTCAATAATTTGACTTAAGTTCGCTTCATTTTTCTTTGGGTCTGGATCTGTGTTTTTTAGATCTTCCCATTTTTCTAGTAGGGCAAGAACATGATCTCCGACAACTCGCTTTGTGCGGTTGTTAGTCAATTGTTCTTTGACCCACGGCATATCTACTTTGGCCATCTCGCTGTCCTTTCGTACAGTTTTGCCTAGACTAACGACAACTGGCTCTGGTTGTCCAGAGCTCTCGCTGTTTTTTCCAGAGAGTCTTCGTATGAAGGAGCTGCCTCTCTGTAAAAATCTTTTTGACTCTGAGCCACTTTTAGCCTTTCTTCTGGACTCATCTCCTCTATCGTCGAAGGTAAATATGCCCATTCTGCTCCTAGCTCTGCGGTGTGACGCCAGTCAGTTACTACAGGAACACCTGCCATCAGAGTTTGAGGTATTGAGACAGACCACCAAGGGTCTCCTCCTTGGTATGTACTGATAAGTGTTCCAGTTGAATTCTTTATTTTTTCTACAACAGCTTCACTTGTACTGTAGTTATTGTATCTAGTTGGATGAATTGAAAATTGTATAGTTTTAGATATTTTCTTTGTCCACGCTGATTTAGTGTTGTCTGCACACCAATAGTTTCCATATACAGGTTCTGTTCTATCTTCTACAGAGTCTATAAGAACTCTGTCGTAACATAAAGTTACTATGTTTTCTTCAGATAAATTTGGTATAGATTGAGTGACTACAGATTTAGAGAACCAAGGCATACTTGGGACGTAAGACTGCTCCCACTGCTCGGTATGTAGATGATTTATAAAAGAATCTATTTTTTCTCTATTTTCTTTTCTAATAGCATCTTGATATTGAACTCTTTTTTGATAAAAGCTTTTATAAAAATCATCAGTTTTATTATAAAAATCTCTAATAGTGTTTTTAATTTTTTGAGGCTCTGGCATGTCAATAATTAGTTTTAATTTCCCTAACTCTCTAGCTGTTTCAGCAATGGCAAAAGCTCCATAAGAATAATGAGCTGATAAATTGCTAGGAGAAGATATGCCAACATATATAAGATCAAAAGAGTCTAGATACTCTTTTGTATACCCAAACCTTGGATAATTTATTACAACATCGTGACCAAGTTCAGACATAGATCTAGACAGAAGTCCTGTAAAAGAAGGATGTCTTTCTATGTTTTTACTTGAAGTCTGAGAAGCTGTACATCCAGTTATTAGTATCTTCATTTTTACTTTCTTGGCTTACTAAATTGCTACCCAACGATTTCCGTTGGGTAGCAACCTAGCAAAACCAGCTAGAACGGAGCGGTTGGGGCTGCAGCAGGTGCAGGAGCGGCAGCAGGTGCTGGCGCTGGAGCAGGTGCTGGAGCAGGTGCAGCAGCAGTTGCGGCAGGAGCAGGTGTCTCCCCATTCATTGCAGCAATTGTCTGTGCGCTTGGGTAGTAGTTCTTGATTTCGTTCTTCTTAGCGCCGTTATATAGACGGCTACCAATCTGAGCACGGAATCGACGACCCAGTAATGCTTGCTCAATCTGAGCATTTGATGGATTGTTGTCGAAGTATCCACGACCAATTCCCATGGCGTGGAACTTCTTAAACAAGATTCCCAGCGCAGCTGGTGAATCAGGTGAAACAACTAAGTTGTCCCATACTAGACGCTTGTTGTGGGCTCCGCCTTCAACTTGCGCCTTTACTTTGAACATGGTTTTGCCAGATTGCGATGTTGTCGCAGTTGCTTCGACTACTACGAGATCGTAGTCGCCGTCTGGTAGCGGGTCATAGTTACCCGAATCTCCAGCGTCTTTAATGAGGTCTGCCCAATTGCGTGAACTCACTTGGTGCCTTCTTTCTGTGTTGTAGTTTCAGCTGCCGCTGCTTGTCTTTGTCCAAAAACAATGTCGAGCATTCGCTCAATTGACATGTCTTGTTGTTCTACGACCTTGCCGAGGCGTCCTTGGACACGCTCGCCAGCTTCGTATTGATTTGTTCTCTCAACATACATACGACGAACTTTGTATGGCGGTTGAGTTGGATCTGGGTTCATCCGTTCTTCAACAGTGATAGCTCCCAGAATGTCGTAGAAGTAGGGTGCTTGAATTGCAAGCTGTCCTTGTAAGTATGGACGATATCGCCCATCTTTATCAGTTCTAGCCATTGCAGTAAGAACCACAGCTTCTAGCGGATTAGTTGGGTGCATAGTTAGGTCACGGAGATCTCGCAAAAGACCGCCCATATGACGAAGTAATTCACCCCACTGCTGCTGTGTCATTTGATTGACACCAGCAATGTTCTCCAAACACTTCACTTGAAGCTCAGATACAGAGTCAATAATGAGACTCTTAAAATGATGCTTTCCAAGTTGAAGCCATTGGTATGTTTTTAGAACAGTGTCATAATCACGAACTGTAACTACAACAGTGTCCCATGTTCCATCTGCCAGAGGTGGTTCCTCACGCAATGGATCCCAATACTTAACGACGATAGGCAAAAATCTGTGACCGCCTTCAACGTCAAGCATGAGTCGTGGGTAAGGTGCTGTGACAGCAAGACTTGATTTACCAACCTTGCTCTCTCCGTACACCATTACAGTAAGAGAGCGTTGAATTTCGCTCATCGTCACTCGCTTCCTTTTTTCTCGGTTGATTCGTAGT